AACTAATGAGCTAAAGCGTGAATGGGGTAATGCTTTTGGAGACAAAGTGGCAGCGGCAAAGGATATTATAGAACAGTTTGCTGGCCTTGATATGTTGCAAATGCGTCTTGAGGATGGCACAAAAGTTGGTAATCACCCTGCCTTTATCAAAGCGTTTGCTGCTATAGGTGATTTTAAATCTACAGTAACAAGTGAAGATACAATCAATGATGGCGCACGAACTTCTGTGTTTACGCCAGTACAAGCGCAAGCAGAGATTGATGCCATTATGAATGACAAGAGCCATCCTTACCATGACAGGAAGAATGTCACAGGGCGGCAGAGGGCTATTGAACACGTTAATAGTTTGTTTACAATGGTTCATGGAAGCGAATAATTATGGAAGATGAATTATCCCCATTGGCAGTTCGCTTAGAATGCCTTAGAATGGCGGTGGAATTTGGTACGCAACGTGATGTAAATAACCCAGTTGATCTGGCAGAAAAGTATCACGCTTGGGTAACAAAAGAGGGTAGCGGTGTAAATCGTCCTCAAGACAGTCGGATAGACGATAGCCTAATGGTGGCTCAAAAACCTAGAAGTGTCCGTAAGGGTAGCGCATCGAAATTAGTGTAACTTAAACCGTGTGAACTTAGGAGACATGATATGTCATCAGAAATCACCACGGCATTTGTGCAACAATACTCTGCTAACGTGCAGATGTTATCACAGCAGATGGGTTCTCGTTTGCGTGATACGGTGCGGATTGAGAATATTGTTGGTAAAAATGCCTTCATAGACCAGATTGGTGTAGCGACAGCGCAGCTTCGTACATCAAGAAATGCCGACACACCTCAAATTGATACCCCACATGGGCGTAGACGTTTGTCCCTAGCTGACTACGAATATGCTGATCTCATTGACGATCAGGATAAAGTTCGTATGTTGATTGATCCGACTTCATCTTATGCTCAAGCGGCTGCTGCTGCTATGGGCCGTGCGATGGATGACGTTATCATCTCTGCTGCAACTGGTGCTGCCTCAACAGGCGAAACTGGTTCTGGTACAGCAAACCTAGATGCAACTGCTAACTCTGTTGGTTCAGCATCATCAAACGATGGGTTAACCGTAGCAAAGCTAACTGAAGCAAAACGCAAGTTAGACCTAGCTGACGTTGACCCATCTATCCCACGTTTCATTGCAGTTGGCCCAAAGCAGATTGAAGATTTGCTTGGAACAACTCAGGTAACTAGCAGTGATTTCAATACCGTAAAGGCATTGGTTTCTGGGGATGTGGACACCTTCATGGGCTTCCGCTTTGTCATGTCGAACCGCTTGGCTGTTTCTGCCACAGATGTTCGCACTTGCTTTGCTTGGGCTGAAGATGGTCTTACCTTGGGTATAGGTAAAGATATTTCCGCTAGGATTGATGAACGCGCAGACAAAGGTTACGCAACCCAAGTTTACTATTGTATGTCAATTGGTTCGACACGCATGGAAGAAAACAAGGTTTGCCAAATCTTCTGTGATGAAACCCCAGACTAATAGGAGCTAGAGATGACTACTAAAAATTCTGACTTGGTAGCAAATCTTGAGGCTTCCCCTCAAGTTGCTAATAAAGCCCAAGAGCTACAAGGTGTACTCCGAATAGCTCAAGGGAATGTTGCTTTGGCGGCTGGTGATAGCACTGACGATGATATCGTTATGCTCGCACCGATTCCAAGCAATGCATCCATTGTATCTTTGCAAGTAGGCGCAGATGCTTTGGGTGGAAGCTGCACATACAATGTTGGCATCTACACTGATGCTGGTGCTGTAAAAGACGAGGACTTCTTTGCTACTGCCGTTGCCGATGGCGCAGCATTAGCAGAGCTTCGTTATGAGGCAGCTAACCTCAACACTACTGGGCAACAGCTATACACAATGGCTGGTGATAGCACTGATCCAGGCGGGTTCTACTACATTGCTGCAACATTCGCAGCGACAGGTGGAACTGGTGGTGATATGGCTTTCATCATTGAGTATGTTGTAAACTAGACAAGTTAGAAGGGGCAGACCAGACGCTGCCCCTTCTCCCCTTTAGGAGTTTGCTATGTCCTCAGTGGTTGACATTTGTAATGAAGCTATGGATTTGTTG